CAGGATGCTGAATACGGGCAAGAGCATCTGCTGCAAACGATTCACCTGTTTTAGTTACTACTGGAGAATGAATACCCATAGCATTCATACGTTCACGGAACTTCTTAGGACTTGCAAGTATGTCTCTATCAATACCATACATGTCTTTAAGCACTTGTTCTGATTTATTCATATCAGCATCAACGATTGCTGTCATTTCTTCAAGCTTCTGTAAATCAAGCTTTACACCTTGCTTCTTCATTTTTATAAGTAAGTAATACAAGTCACATTCAACCTGATAAGCTTCTTCAGAACCTTTCATGAACGGCTCTTGTGCATCAAACAATTGGCGTGTTGCAATACAGTCTTGCCTATTATACTTTTTCATAAGAGCTCTACCTTCAGGGTCTGCCCATACAGTAAGTACATTGCTCCACACGTCTTTCTTAAATGAACCATCAATAAGACAAGCAAGCTCATCATCAGACAACTTGTAAGACTGACCATCATCTGGGTTATATATTTCATTACCCATAATCATGCCTTTCTTCAAGCCTTTAGCACAGCCTTTCATAGTGTTCTGCCAACCAGCATACCATGCTTCAATTGTTTCATCCTTGTTCTTACCTTTAAGATGCATGCGTTTACAGCAGTCATCAAGACCAAGTGACTGATATTCATCAATAAATGCTGCACGTGTCATTGTATCATGAATAGTACCATGAATATCAAAATCATATCCACAGCAAAGCCATGCAGTATCATACACACCGTTATGAAATATCTTATCGATGCTTGGGTCTTCAATAATGTCCTTACAATGTCTTACATCATTTGGATTGTCAAAATCAAAGACTTCATCAATACCATCACCAAAAGCACCACAACAAAGGATGCGACCATCTCTACGCATTGAACCATCACTCTTCATATCTTTAAGATGTGGGTCATGCGTTTCAATATCCATTGCAACTAATCGTTTAGCCATTCTTTAATGTATCTCCTAATTTATTAGCTTCAATTTCATTATTAACTTTATTATACCATTTAGCAAATGCTGCTCGTTCTGATTCAGTCATTTGTTCAGCAATCCATGCTGGTACATTTGAAAGTTTAGGCTTTTTTTTCAATGCATGCTTTTCTAAGAAGCTTGGTCCAGATGTTGTTATCTGTTTTAAGTGTTCTTCTGCTAAATCATGCAATGCTGGATTTACTTCTACACAAAGATTCAGCTCTTCTTTGAGAGCTGAGTGTGTGATGAGAAGTATTTGTGAATTTGGAAGTTGTTTCTTGTAGCGAGATAAGAGTTCATGAAGTTCATCATGATAATAGGTTGCTACGACCTTGTTTGCTATTTCCTGCATAGCTGCCTCCTTAATAAAATACAAATGATAGCTGAGAGGATTCGAACCTCTATATGCCGCTAAGCATTCAATACCTATTGCACTCAGCATTGAACCGTCTCAACCATTGGACGAACAGCTACCATTGACACAGGGTTTGTACATAACCCAGGGTCGGTCACAACTAGTATACCGACACTATGTCAATTGATACAGACTGGACTTGGACCAATATTCTCTGCCCTCAGCAGTGTCTTTACTTAGACGACTGTACCACCACAACTATTTTAACACTGTGAAGCGTGTTGTGCACATCTTTCTTTTTGACATAAAGTCAAGGACACTTGCGAAAGAATTAAGACCTCGCTCGCCATTGTCATCGACTAGGCTAATGGTACCGGGAAGACTCGAACTTCCATACATGATTCCCAACGTTAATCACACCTTTACCATTAGGCCACAGTACCAAAAATGCCCTCTAGGAAGACTATACTTCACTGGTTTCAGGAATCACACCTGCTTTCAAGGGCATCGCCACAGACTTAATAGCAAGAATAGAGACCTGTGACTCGCTTTCGCTTACTGCTTTCCGGTCAAGCAGCTGACCAACCTTCCCTCTGGAGTTTAAGTTTGACATATTCGGAAAAATATGCTATTAGGACAGACAGGACTTGAACCTGTACACTTAGTTACAAACATCAAAAAAACCAGTGTGCTACCATTACACAACTGTCCCAGGTGGATAGGCTTCTCCTTTACTCTGCTCCCTATCCTCTGCAGAACCCAGCTTGTTATACTACGACACTCCTAAGAACTACTGGCAAATGGAGTGAAGCTAGTTTAAGGTACTATCAAACCTTTGCTTAAAGTAATTATATTATACTACAAGAAGTAGTAATAAATAATTATTAGTTAATATGTTTTTAATTAGAACACAGGGTCTTTACCTTCATCATCCTTCACGGTGTATTCAGGCTCTTCAGCCGTGTCAGACTTTTTCGATGCGAGCAACTGAACATTCATAACAGTAATAATAAGGTCTACATGCTTCTCACCTGTGTTGTTGCTTGTCCATTCATTTGTGCTGAGTTCACCTTGACCTGTGACAAGAGAACCTTTCTTAAAGATAGGAGCAATGTTATTTGCTCTGTCGCCCCACATCTTTACTTTCAACCAATTTGTTTTAGCATAGTCACCATAACCAATGTTATTAGCAACGTCCAATTCCATAAGTGTCTTACCATTTACATTTTTAATCTGAGCATCTTTGGTAAGACGTCCTGTAAAAGCAAAGCTATTTAAGTCTGCCATTATCTTTCCTCCGTCTTAAAGTATAATTTACCAAGTCCACCACTTCTTTCCCATGCAGAATTACACTGCTCTTTTGTGCAGCAAGTAGGTTCATTATGCATGTTAAATGAAGTGTTAATCATAATGTCATTTCCTGATTTCTCTCTGTACAAATCAAGAATGTTCCATGCTTGCTTTTCACATGGTACATCTTTGTGTACAACCTGTACACGGCATGTTCCATCTTTATGAACACCTGCTGGATATTTCTCCATGACACCTGGCTTTGTAATAAGGGCTACTGTCATAAAGTGAAGTGATTTTTCAAATGGTTGCCAATCAACAAATAGCTTATCGACATCTTCAGCTCTACATACAGGAGCGTAAGGCATGAATTCTGAACGATGCATTGCATGATTAAGTTTATCTGTCTCACGCTTAAGTGTAGCAGGGAACAAAGATGAACGATGCATTAAAGCTCTAGGTCCAAATTCAGAACGACCTGTACAAAGGTGCACTATATTATCTTCACAGTTAATTAAATTATTTACTATTGTTTCATTTTTAATTAGTGCTGTTTCGATTGGAAGACCTCCATCAATGATGTATTCAGGATGGAATTCATCTGTTAATTCATAATTCATATCAGCTAAACAAGCTGCTGCACCCATTGCTGTACCCTCATCACCCATTGCAGGAGATATGTATACATGTTCATAATCAGAACCAAACATTCTATTAATTGCAACATTAGCAAACATACCACCAGCAAGGTATAGCTCTTCTGTAATCTCACCACGGTTTTCAAACAAGAACGCATAGACAATCTCTTCTGCAAATCTTTGTACTGCTACAGCTATTGCTATTGCTTCTGGATGGCCAAGAATCTTTTCAGCAGAGTAATCTTCACGCAATCTGTTCTTTACAAAAGCGTAGATTGTTTTCTTTAGCTGTAAGAACTTGTCAAAGTCAATGATTGTTGATTCAGCAACCATTGCTTTTTCTGTGTCATCGAGCTGCTTGAGATTTGTTCCGTTTGTCCAGAGTTCCATGAAGAAGTCACGTGCTTCATCAATACGTGGGTCATCATATTCAATGTAATCACCTGTTGCAAGCCCAGTAATCTTACCTTCATGTTGATGTTCCTTAAAACCAAGAGCACCAGTAACAAACTGATAATATAATGCAGGAGATTTGATTAAAGGAAGTTCAGCTTTAATCTCTGTTCTCTTGTCATCACAGACACAGAGGCGTGCTGAATAACCGTCACCAAATCCATCCATTGTAAGTGTAGTGTGTCTCTTGTGGCTTTTACCGTAAACTGCATATGCTGAATAAGCATGAGCATTATGGTGCTCAATACGTTCCATGTGCATGATTGTTTTGCCAGTTGCTTTCTCAATCATGTTAATAAGCCACTGTTCTGGTGTAGCAGCTTTTGGACATTCTGTCTCAGATATACAGTCAGGAAAATTCTTTTCAAGATACTTAAAGCTAAGTCCTTCGTAATGACTGAGTGCAACAACAATATCCTGGTCTCCAGTGATTCCAGCAATGTCAAAGCATTTCTTAGCAGCATATACTGGTACTTCTTTTGTATTACGCACACCTGTCACACGTTCCTGAGATAAGGAAGCAAGACACTTGTTGTCACGCCATAATGAAGCAGAGCTATTAAAACCAAGAGATATACCAAGAATAATCATTAGTTTTTCTCCTTCTGACAATCATCATAGTAGAGTACCATGAGATTATAAGCAGCATGCAGCAATGGATTCAAGCCAGACTCAGGGTCTTTCTTTTCACCTTTACGCCATGCCATGATATGACGCATGAGTGATGCATAATTATCATCATGCTTATTTTCAATTTCCTTCCATCCGTGGTCTGAGTATTTCTCAGCTCCAAATGTAAGAGCTTCACCAAGGCCAAGGATAAAATCAGGTTCGATAAGGTCAAGACGATTCTTGCCTTTATCTTCTTTTACAACGTTATTTGGATTGAACTGTGATTTAATATTATTTGTGTTAAATTGCATAATTTCCTCGAAGATAATAAAAGCCAGCAGCTGGACTCACTTGACTTCTAGTATGCTTTATTTATTCTCCCGCTCCTGCATAATGCATCGGTCTTGCACATATCAAGCTATCCAACATGCTGGCTAGATTTACAAATTACTCAGCTGCTTCTTCTACGCCAGCATCTGCTGTAATAGAGAGAACTGTCTGCTGAATCTGTGGAAGCTGTGGCTGAACGTTCTGTTCGAAGAGGTCTTTAGAAATGATTGTTCCTTTCTGAACCTTAACAAACTTAGCCATCTTTGCACCTTTCTTCTGAGGATTGTCAACGAGGTCTGAAGCCAAATCCCAGCTGTAAGCGAAGATTGGAGCCTGTTTACCATTTGGAAGAATCTGACCTTTAAGCTGTGTGTTCCATGCTTTACATGTAGTCATAGAACTTACTGTTGGATTGAAGAGAAGAACTCCTGCTTCAGGATGTTCTGGCAACATAACAGCATAGATGTAAAGTTCCTGAACTTCATTTCCAGTTTCAGGGTTAATCATCTTAGGATAGCCCTTTCCACCTTTTGGCTGCTGAACTGTAACTTCAATTGAGTGTGGTTCATAACGACCAACTGTACGGAATGGAGATGAACCTTCACGTTCATTCCAGATAACCTTGAATGCAAGAGGAACAACAGTAATTACATTACCATATTCTTCACCTGTTGCTGAATTACGCCATACACCTGGTGTTGCACCGTTTGCAGCTGCTTCTCCATCAGGCTGAACCATACCAAGATAAGGAATTGCCTGTTCATTTGCGGTAATGGAATCAAGACCTGTGCCTTCCATTCCATCCAAGAAACTTGTGTCTTCTGCTACTTTAGCCATAAGATACTCCTAGTGCTTGAACTAACAAGCACAAAATTAAATATGTCATACTCATACGAGTATGTGTATAATTATACTAACAAAATAATTAAAATTACTTTATTAGCTAATAATTATTTTACTTAATATATTGATAACATTTACAAACAACAGACTGTGGCAATGTGCCTTTAGCCATAGCACATAGTTCTGTAATTGTCATGTAAACATATTTACCCATTCGCTGTGAGCCTTCATACACATCTTTAGGAACAAAAGCAATGAACTGTCCTTTCTGGTATGTACTAGGTAAGTTATGTTTTTCAATACATTGGATGTCATCAAGAATTAAACCTTTCTTGCATACACGTTCAACCATTCTGTTGACACCACCTGGCACACCAGCAATCTGCAGATATGATGTAGGAACAAATGGAAATGCTTGTACATTTTTAATTGGTGATCGTACAGCTGTGCTGGTCACTCTGACCATTAGTCCTGGTGGAACTTCATCAACACCATCACAATCAAAATCAAAAACACCAGTACCACGTACTTGCATTTTCTCATACTGGTCCCACCATTTCTTGACTGCATCAATGTAAGGTTTAATTTTTGTAGCTACGCAGTACTCCCATACTGGGTCATCAAAGATTACTTCCTGTTCCATGTTATTCCTCCTCGCTTAGCATGTTGAAATGTTCATCTATCTGTTCATCAATTGCTGTTATGATACTAGACTTGTCACGTGTCTTCCAATACATGATGTCTTCCTTCTTCTTATAGTTATTAATACCTTTTATCATGAGGCCTTCATCCCATAACTGCTGATGAGTATAACCAAGCAGGCGAAGAACACGATAAGCAGGGAAGAAACAACGTTGTCTGTCTCCATCCCATTTACTGTCAGTCCAGAATGAAGTATCAATAATTGCTTCAGCTGCTTCCTGATACTCAGGTTTAGTAGGTATAAGACGTCTACCATTAACCTGCTCATATGTTTTCAATGGTCTGTGTAGCCATAGTTCATATAAGTCACGCCATTCAAGGTCATATATATGGTCCCAGTTCTCACAAATCAAGTCTTGTGTACCTTCAACAACTATATCATAAGCTGATGATGTACGTTCAAGTTTAATAGGACTACGTGTTAAACGTGCTGGGTCACATGTACTTTCATCAAATGAAAGTTTGTCTGAGACTGTCTGACAAAGATAAGCATGTAACCATGCATACTCTTCAAGAGTCTTTGGTGCATCTTTAACTCTGATTAAAATATGATATGACTTAGCTCCAGAATAAACTAATCTACAACTAATTCCATCATTAAAAATTCTCTCAGCTTCTTTACGTGCAAACTGCAGACGCTCTTTATAGAGTGTCTCAGCTTTGATAGGTCTGCTATCGCCAAATGCTTCCTTCCATTCTTGTGCTCTCTGCTTTTCAAGCTTCATATTCAAATATGAAGTCTCGTCAGATTCCAACAAAAACGTGTCCATATACTGTACATGCTTACTCTTATCTTTTAAGTCCACAGTTCCTGGCTTCATTTCATTGACAGTTTCAAAACATCCTTTAGCATCAACCTTGAACTGATTATTAACTCTTAATCGTTCACCAGTTCTTGCACTAGACGTATTAATACGTGGAACAGGTTTATAAGAAACAATATCTTTATGAAGATTAGGTAAATCATCTGCCAAACAAAGTCTTGCAGTTGGTGCCATTCTGTATCTACCTGCTAACTTATCAAATCCACCTGGAAGTGGCTCCATATTTGGATTTATTGCAATGCCAAATTCAGTAAGTAACCAAGGAGCACAATCATAAATACCACGTTCTACAGTTGAATGTGCATAGGGTTTACCTGAACCCATTTCATAAAATACAAGTGGTCTACATAATGCTACAAACTTTTTGTACTCTTTATACGTAGGCATAAATTGTAAAGCGCCAGCAAACTGAATAGTATCAGTAAGCTTGCCATAATCTGGTAATTCATCGACAAGTTTTTCTTGTTCAAGACTTGCTTTAATGAACGGTGCTAATGAACGCATGATACTTTCAATCTCTGTTGCTTCAGTAGTACGTGGTAATGTAAAGCAGCGATTATACGCTGCCGTCTTTGGAAAGTTTCTTAATGGCACTTTAGCAATATCTTCACGAGTGAAGAGCTCATGCTTGAACTGTGCTATCAAGTCTTTATCTTCTTGGAATGGTGTTCCAACTTTATTGTATTCAGAATCATAACCATAAAGTTTACTGAACACCTCATCAGCTAATGCTGATTCTTTTCTTGTGAAATGTTCATCTGCTTCCATAATCATAAACCTTCGCTGGTCTTCACGACCATCAAACTTGATAGGAACATCTTTATTTGTGGTCATGATAAAGTCTGTATAACTTTCTTGGTAAACTGGGTCTAAGCCTTTTTGTTCTTTTCGAATAGTAGTAGCTGTAGCGCGTGATTTAAGAGCACCTGCTGGATTTCTCTTATCTTCCAATTCCTTCTCTTCTTGGCAAACAATAAGAGCATCTGCATAATCTGCATTAAATCTAGCTGTAGCGTCATACTGGTCAGATACGATTACATTTTCTTTTCCAAACAAACCTTTACATATTACTTCAGCAAAGGTTGTTTTACCTGAACCTTGTGCACGAGACACAATGATAGGTACAATCTGCGTTTTTACAGTAGGGTAAAGAAGTTTAGCACGAAGCCAAGCAAGCAACCACATGCTACACTCACCTGCAATATGCTGGATATACGTGTATATATGCGATGTATCTCTACCTGTTTCTTTTGCAAACACTGGGAATGGTTTAGCAACGTTAAATGCATCTTTCTCTTCATTATAATATCCACTAGGAACTGTATAATCACGATAATAAAGAGGACGATGTACACCGTCAGACTGCTCAGCAGCAATATATGCTTTGTCATAGAATTCATACCCTTCAGGTGCCCAAGGAACTTCAACAACCTTAGAACCTTGTTTAACAGAATAAAAAAGAAGTGATTTATAATAATCAATGAATGATTCTGCACTAATTAATTCACCTTTATGTGATACACAGAAGAACTTGTGATTCATGTTCATGTAAACAACTTTGTCTAGTAAGTGGTCATGTGCCCACTCTTCAAGCTCCTCTTGCGAGGAGAAACCTTTTCCTACTTGCTGCTTCAACTCTTCATTTAAAATGCTTCTTTTAGTATCTGCAGCTTTATAGGAAAGGCCATACACATCATCAAATAATGACATAGTGCATGCTCCTCTTTATGTTTAGTTTATTTTCTTTACACCTACAACCTTGATTGAATCAACACGAGAAAGATTGATAAATTCAGGGTCTTCATCTTTGCTTGTCTTATCACGGTTGTAGAACTCCTGATAGATGCGGCTATTCAACATTTCAGCAAACATCTTTTCTGCATGTGAAACAACTGTGTTTTCCATTTCAACTGGTAAATCTTCTGGAACACCAGTTACTTTTACATACACAGTTTTGCTACGTAATACTTCACCTTTGATAATGATGTCAACATCAATCTGAATATCAACATCTTTTACTTTCTGTTCTGCTTGTTTTGTCTGCTGAACAACCATCTGCTTTTCCATTTTACCTGCTCTGCTACTCATTTTTGTTCTCCTTAAATTGTATTTTATTTAATTCTTGCTTTAATACCAATCTTTTTACCATTTACATGTGAACCAAATGTACTATTAGTGTGACGTCTTGGTTTACCTTTTCTTGTATGATGTGATACAGCCATGTTATACCTCCAATTCAACTGTAGTAACTTCCTGAAAATGAATACATGCAGGAATATCGTCAATAGAAATCTGCTGAACACCAGTTGTAGCGCCAATCTTGTCTTTCAAGAATGCTTTCAAAGACTGACTATTAACAGATGTATTTTCAATAAATGGTACACCTGATTTCTGAAGCTTGTCAAAATCAACTGCTGATACAGTAGCATCATGTTTAATAAGATGTTCACCACCATTTTCACGAAGCCATTTAGCAATGATAGCTCTGTCTTCTGCATTCTTATTTGGTTGACAATAAAAGTTACGTTTAACTTTCAAGCTGCCACCAGAAGAAAGACCAATAGAATCAATACCAGCACTAAACATCTGCTGTGGAATGATTACATTAGCATAATGTTCATATGCTTTTGTAGCTTGTTCAGCAGTAGCAATAGCTGTGTCCATTGCAATCTTAAGTTCCTTTAACTTCTCACCCATCTGAGCAAGGTTCTTAAGCACTGCTCCATCTTTCTGCTGAATGCCAGCATCAAGATAATCAAAATCATTTTCCGCCATTAAAGGCCTCCTTTAATTGTTTCTCGAAGTCTTCAGGAATACTAGACTTCACACCTGCCACCAAAGCATCACGCTGCTTATCTAAGATTGATTTAACAACTGCATCTTTCTCTTCAATTGGCATGTCATTTGGTAGGTTACCATAGACAGAAGAAAAGATTCTGCAACTAGTTTCAATTAATTCATCAAAAAATGGCTGCAGAATCTCTCTTGTCATTTGTTTAATCTTATCATTCATACCAATAATTATATATTATAAATATACCAAAAATAATTATTAGCTAATAATATTTTCTATATTCATAATTTAGTAAACTTGCTGTAGAATTCGTCATGCTCACGAACAAATATCTTGCCTTCTGTATTTGAATACAAGCAGTACTTCTTTTCTTCACGACCATTCGTGCATTCGATTAAATCATCGTTTAACAGAATGTATGTGTTTCCTGTCTTGTTGTGCTTGAACAGCAGGGCTTGCTTTATCGTGTTACTTGTTATTGTATTTATCACTGATATCCCGAGCATCAGGTCCATAAGTATATTCCTCCATTTTATCAAGTGTTTGTTTAATGCGGTCAAGGACTTTATGGTCCTTTTTATACCACTTAAAAATCTCATGAATTACCTCATGTGTTTTAGGATTTAGTGGCATAAACCTGTTCATATCATCTATATGGTCATATCGCTGAATATTCAGGTCCAAGTGATGCAGATTCCAATTACGACATAACGGTTCTTTTGTAATGAAATCCTTTGATGTATGCAATCTGCATTTAGCTTTCCACTTATGCCACTTATCTGTTTTACGGAACTCACTACGTTGCTTATAGTTCATCGTCTGGTTCTCCTAAACCTTCACTATAATCATCACCAGTATATTCATCAGCTGATTCTGGTTCTTCAAAGATTTCCTTTTGACATGCTGGACAGAAGCCACTGATAAGTGTCTCACGTTCAGTAGCAGAACCTTCTGGCCAAGCATCCTGAATGTTAACACCCATCTGCCACTCTTCATACTTCTCAACTGGTATGCTAACCCATGTAGTCTGGCCACATCTAGGGCAGACTTTAGCAATTGCTTTATTCGCCATCATTTAACTCCTTGCAAAGTTTATCATTAATCACATCAAATGATTCATCAACTGCAATACATGTTTCTTCGTCTAATCTAGAACGAAGAAATATCTGATTACCTGATACATAACTAATATCAGATATGTTAATCATAATAGGCTCATCGTCTACATGGCATAGAATAAAACTGGTAAACATTACATTACCTCCTTCATATCCTTATCACGGATATATTCAAGTAAACCTTTCTTAAGTTTAAGTGAATCAAGAACGGTTCTGTCAATACCACAAGATACATAATCAATGTATGTACAAGGATGCTTCTGTCCCATACGGAAAGTACGGAACTCAGACTGCTGTCTTAATTCCATGCTGAACGTGTTGCTATAATAGATTGTTGAGTGTGCAATCTGCAAGTTAAAACCACGGGCAATCTTACTTGTGTTTGCAACAATGATGTCATACTTACCAGCTTTGAAATCTTCAATAGTACCTGTTGTCTTCCATCCTGTGAAAAGCATACAACTGTAATTATCTTTTAACATCTGATAAATCTTATCAGCTTCAGCAGAGAATCGTGTTAAGATAAGCAGTGGTTTATCCAGCTCATCGACATCACGCTTAAGCTGCTCAAGTTTAGGGTTAGTATCACCAAGCCATACAACTTCATCAGGCATAACATCATAGTTATCTTCAGCCCAGCAAGGAACATCTTCATCAATGATTTCCTCTTCATGACCCATGATAAAACCAGATGCTATCTGCTGTAGACGCATAGCAGAAACAAGTTTGTTTTTTGCTGTTGTGATATGATTATCATATTCAGCAAGTAAGTCATGCTGCATATTCTTGTAGCATGCTTCTTGTGCTGGAGACATAGGAACTTCTTTTACAATATAATTACAAGGTGGCATGTCAACACAATCAACAAGCTTAGCAAATACTGCATTAGGTTCAAGCATCTTCTTTAGTTCATCAGCATGTTTATAAGGACCCATGTATTTGTCTTGATGTTTGATTGTCATGTAAGTATCTTCAGAACATCCAAAAATCATAAACGCTTCAGCATAATCTTTACATTCTTTAATACCATGCCAAGTCTTTTCATTAAGAAGAACATTGATAGTCCTACTTCTGACCTTACCGTCAGGCATTGTCTGGTCTACATTCATTTGTGTAGACATACCATAGTAATTTTTGAATGAATAGTAGTTGCGGCCAAAATAATTTGGTTTAATGAACTCCATGATAGCCCACAAATCCATAGGACCATTTGTAACTGGTGTTCCTGTTAATACAACACGAACCTGTGTATTCTCTTTCTTCTTGCTTGCTACAATTGTCTTACGGTTCTTCATTACATTGTTGAATTCATAAAGCATACGCTGACCACGTTTACTATCAGGATTCTTGATTACTGTAGCTTCATCAATGATAATTGCTGTCTTATGACTATTAGCCCATTCAACAATTTCTTCCCATTTATGTGGTGTTGAGAATGTATCAATATTTACACAGACTATGTGAAGTCTCTTATCTTCATCATCAAATTCATAAAATACTTTCTGGCCGCCACGACCACCAATAATCTGACCTGTACACTCAACTCCTTCTTGAGCAATTGCTTTAGACAGAGTTGATTCATCATTACACAAGTCATCGAACCACTGCTTATGTACATCATTAGGTGCAACAACAAGCAAACTATCAATCAGGCCTGCTTTAAATTTGTCACAGATAATCATCATAGATGTAAGTGTTTTACCACATCCCATTTCGAAGAATAATGCAATCTCATTTATGTCCTTAAACTTTTCACGTGCATTTTTCTGATGGTCAAACAGTTTAACTTGAACTTCTTCTTCACGCTCAAGTGCTGTTTCAGTTTGCTTAGTGTGTCTTGATGGACTAAGCTTAGTCTTAACGGGCACTGACTTAACAGGACTCTTGTTACCTAATGCAAGTACACGTTCACGTTCAGCATCTACCTGTGCTTGCTCTTCAGCTGTACGCTCAATAGGTTTCCAACCAGGGCAACACTTTAAAGCTGGTGTGTATATCTCTATTAAGTTACACCAGCATTCTTTGTCTTCATTAACTTTATTCTTGTCCAGGTTGGCACAGAATAAACAATAATTAGCCATTAATTTTCCTCCATCTTCTGAAATATCCAGTCTATTAATAATACTAGTGCTTCAGCAACTGGAAACAGTACCAGCATGAACAATCCCCACGTTTTCAAGATATATGTAGTAGTTATATCAATCATCATCTACCTCCCAGTCAGGATTAAAGTTTTCTACCAGACTATGGTCACTACATGTTTTATATAAATTCCAAGCCGCTTCTTTCTCTTCAGGTTCAAGTAGTAACAAATCAACAGCTGCTAACTGGTCTTTGTAATCTTCGTAATCTTTATACCCACGGCTGATAATATCATTCAAGATATTAAGAATATCTTTCTTGTACTCAAACTTCTTTGCGTAGCATCCACGCTGGTAATATTTATTTAGCCTGATTAAACTAGACAATGGATATTCAGAGCCAGTATACCAGGTTGTTTCAAGCATGTGTGCTCTTTGCCAGTTATCAGTATATTCAACATGCTTAATAACTGAACATTTATATCCACCCAAATCATCTTCAAAATCACCAGGTCTCCATTCAATTTCAACTGCTACACCAATCTGGATATGAGCAAAGTCAAATGATTCTATAAGACTAATTAAGTCAGGTTTCTTGTAATTACAGAACTGAATAACTTTACCATTGATATTTACAGTCAAGGCATTGCGTGTTTCAATTACTACATAGCCACCAACAGATTCAATACGGTATTTGATTCCTTCGAAATCAAAGGCATTACCCCAAGGATAAATATCAAAGTCATGAGGTACTGCAGCATTACAACTGTTACCCGCAACAAAGTACCCATCATAGTCATAACTGAGACAGATAGCAATTGCAGAATAAACATTCTTTAATCTTGCATCCATTCGATTCTTGATTTCTTCTTTAATTGATTTTACAATAGTCATTTGAAAACTCCTTCAAAGGTAAATGGTTTTATTTCTTGCTGCTCAATCTTCTTGAACGTTGCTCTAAAAGATTCTTCTACAATAACAATCTTGAGCTTAGACTGGTCCAACTTCTTTATACCAGCAATCTTGTTTCTGAACTTAACTGCTGTTTCAATATGTTTCATAGGTCTTGGACCAATGTGGTAAGTCTTACCTTTAATGTGAATGGTATTATCACGATTATTATTTACCTCACCTTCGTAGTCTGCACCTTGAAAGTGAACATCATGATAATACTTAATATGTTTCTTATCAGTATCATTGATAAGAATATAAAACGGCGGTAACATAGGATTTCTACTACTCATATCAAACCTGCTTTATACATGAACCTGAAGTTAGATGTCTTTGCAATACGTCGCTGTTCATCAGTGACATCCTCATATTTAACGTCAAACATTTTAGATGCTACAAGCTTGTGTATATCTTTATGTTCTTTAACTGCTTGTTTACCAAGCTCTGTAACGTTAATGTCGATTACAACTGCATCACGCTTATGCTTACGATATACTCTGTCAGGTTGTTGCTGTGTCTGTGACTGAATAACATAGTTAAGCATCTTGCCTTCAACAGTTTCTAAATTAAAATAAGGTGGAATCATATAATTGAATCTCCATTTGCATCTACCAGATTATAAATACATTCAAGTGGTAATGCTTTCTTCTCATTACCAGTCCATTCTCTGTATAAAAACAGAGGACCTTGATTATTCCAAGCAAGACCAATGATATGAAGCTTACGACCTTCACCATCAGCACAAATCAAGTCGCCGTTTTCACGTTCAATTTTTGCAAACAACTTAGACATTTC